GGAGCACGTAGCTTTCGGCTTGCTCCAAGACGGTCGATGTGGCGCCCTTGACGGTTGGGAGCGTCATGCACGTCGCGCCCGAAGCCGGGTCGGTGGTATCGACCGGCGCCGGCGTAAACGCCGTGCCACCGGTGCCCGCGCTCGTGAGCCGGAAAAGCTCCCACGTCGTTAGCGCAGCGGTGGTCGCAACCGCGTGCTGATAAATCCGAATCCGGGTGACGTAGACGTTGAGCGATGCGCCGGCCATGAGCTGCAAGACGTGGCTATCGGCGGTGGCCCACGACACGTACGACGTCCCGGTACCGACGATGTACTCGGCGAGGTATTGGTTTCCGAGGATGACGATTTCGTCTTCGACGTTGTTCGCGCCGATGGCCCGTTGGAACGTATGCAGCTTCGGGCCGGTGCCGGAGTTGACTTGGACTAGCGATTCGCCGGGCATCGTGCCTCCCTAGCTCAGCGAGGCCCGAGTAATGCGCCGAAGCCGGCTAACCATCGATGGCGGCAAGCCGCCGTAGGTGACGTCCCACGTTTCGAGCGTGCCGCCCGCCTGAAACGTTTTCGCGATTTGGTAGATGGTCCCGCCGCCGCCGGCGTCAACGGCGATTTGCGAGTCGGTGAGCAAGAGCGAGCTGCCCGCGCGCACGTTGGTCGCGATCGCGTTGGTTTCGAGCGTCACCCGGCCGCGCTGGGAGCCGGCCTTGTCTTGGAGGTAGGCGAGCCCGGCTTGCGTCGCGCTCACGACGTCCAAGATGGTCGAGTCTTGGAGGATCGCGATATCACCCGGGATGCCGGTTCCGTCCATGACGAGCACCGTTCCCGCCACGTTGCCGCCGACGACGTAGACGCCGCGCGCGACGCCGGCGCCATCGATGGTCGCTTCGGGATTCGCCGCCCGGATCGGTCCGGCCGCCGTGTCGGTGACGGTGAGGTTGGCGTAGTCGGTCGGCTTTTGGGTTCCCCACATTCGAAGCCCGAACCAAAAGTCCACCGTTACGGACGCTTGCACCGGGCTAACGCCATGGCTCACCGATGGCGGGTCGGATGCGTCGAGCACCGCGCGGATGGCCTCGCGCAACGTGACGTTGGCGACCGTCACCGTCGAGCCGACCAAGGCCGGGCCCGACACGCCGCCGAGCTGGCCGATCGGCGTTGCAAGGCTGCCGTTTGGGTTGGCGTTCGATGAGCTATAGAAGGCCCGCAACGGGACGCCGAGCCCGAAGGCGGCCGCGTACATCGATTGGACGCCAACCCCCGTTTCGGTGCCCGCGGCGACCGTGGCGCTCGGCACCTTGGCCCAATCCAAGACGACTTCGATACCGATCGCCTTTACGTCGAACCGGCGCCCGGTGCCGGCGAACGGCGTCGTCGTCCACGTTTGGATAAAGCCGCGGAAGATCGGCCGATCGTTGAGGTTGTCATAAACCAAGACGTCGGCGCCGATGGTCATGCGGACCGATAGCGACGGGTCTTCGACGGTAAAGCTCAGCGCCGAAACGCCGCCCGGGCCTTGCTCGGTGATCCGGATACGTTCGATGGGCGCCCCGTAGGTGACGTCAACGCCGGCAACGTAGATGGATTTGGGCCCGGCGGTGACGGTCGGGTTTTGCTGCGCGGCGGTGACGGCGGCGAGGCTCACGAGCGCAACACCGTTGGCGCCGAGCGCTGCAACCGGAAGTAGAGCCCGCGGTCGACCATATCCAAGATGTCGTCTTCGGAAACGCCCGCGAGGTAGACGCCCGCGACCGTCGAGCTAGTCGCGGTTAGCCGGTTATTCGGGATGACATCGGACCCCCGCGGGAGGTTCACAAGCTCGGGCCCGCGCTCGCCCACCACCGCCAACCCGCCGGTGAAATCGCTAATGCCCGAAGCGAAATGCGGGAGGTCAACGCTGATCGCGCCGCCGTGGATATGGAACGGGCCGATATCGATCGATAGCGACCGGATCGCGCCGGCGAACGCGGACGCGATGACGTTGGCGACGGCGCCCGGAAGCGACGCCATCCCGTTGATGATCGTTTGCACGAGCTGCAAGCCGAGCCCGGCGAGCCGGAACGGCAACGTAAACCACAGGGTCACGAGCTGCCCGATAAACGGGATTACGGCATTGATGACGAACGACCAAGCCGCCGCGAACGCGGCGCCGATGACCGCCGGCAACCGGCCGAGCAACGTACCGAGCGCGTTAAGCAACGTCCCGACCAAGCCCGTCGCGAAGCTGATAACCCGGTTGCGGATGTCTTCGTTGACGATGAGCACCGTTACCGCGGCGATGAGCGCGCCCACGAGCAAGAGCGGCAAGGCGGCCATGCCGATCGGGATGGCGGCCGCGAGGATGCCGCCGAGCGCGGTACCCATGGTCGAAAGCGCGGCGCCGATCGCGACCACGGCGCCCGAGGCGGCGAGCTTTTCCAAGAGCATCGGGCCGAACGCTTGCGCGAACGGTGACGCCAACCCTTCGGCGAGCTGCAAGCCGGCGTCTTGGACCGAACCGCCGTGCAAGAGCGTTTCGATCGAGTCGCTAAACGCGTTGGTAATGTCGGGCCCGAGCCCGCGGAACGCGGTCGCGATCTTGGACGCGCCCTCGCTGGCCTTGGTCGCGACGCTATCGATGCCCGTTTTCATTTCATCGATGGCCGCGTTTCCGAGGTTCCGCGCGGTCATCGTGATTTGGACGATGGCTTCGTGGGTCATGGCTTGCCACCGCCCACGACCGTTACGGACGTCGTGATACCGAGCGTCGCGAGCGCGTCAAGAAAATCGGCGGCCGGCCAGCGGTCAACCGACATCGGCGTTTGGCCGTACCGGGCGGCGACAAGCTGCCGCGTGACGCGGTACGGGAGTTGCGTTCGCTCGCCTTCCCGGTATCGCTCCATCGCCGCCCTTACCGGTTTGGGAGTGACCCGATCGCGTTGAGCGCTTGCCCGGCGACCGCGAATAGCCCGGTATACGGGTCAACGTCGGCCATCGATTCGGCAAGCTCGCCATCGGCGTTCGGGAAGTTATGGCTAACAACGATCACGTCGAGCGCGCGCAAGATTCGCTCGACGTTGCCCGACTGCAAATCGGCTAGCACGCGCGCCGGGAAATCGGCGCGGACGGTCGCGGACCAACCCGAGTACGGGCTATCCCCGTTGAGCGACACGTCAACCGTGCGCGGCGCCGGGCGCGTCGCCGGCGGGCGGCTCATGGGATCGCCGCCAGCGAGCAAACCAACGTTGACGTGATAAGCGGGTTGGTCCCGTCGTCGGCAAGGCGCCCGCTGATCCGGTACAGGTTGACGCCCTCGGATTGATCCGCGATCGGCTTGACGTCGGACCAATAGACCGCGAAATCGTGCTGCAAGCTCGGGAAGCTGCCGCCGAGCACGACGGGCGATGTGTTCTTAAGCCGGACGTAATCGAGCGTTTGGCTAAGCCATTTGTCGTAAAACTCGCTGATCGCGAGCGCCGTGGATTCGACCGTTAGCTCAAAGGTGCCGTCGAAGCTCGTTTCGACGTGCTGGCCGCCGAATAGGTTTCCGTCCTGATAGTGCCGCCACACAAGCCCGGTGGTAACGCTGAGCTTGTGGTCGATGAGCAACGCGAGTTGCACGGACGCGCCGGCGAGCCCGGCGAACGTCGTCGCAAACTTGATGGTCCAAAGGTCGCCAACGATCTTCGGCGAGAAAGCCGGATCGGCCGGCGTCGCCTTGGCGGTCTTGGCGACATGCTGCCCGAACCATTCCGACTCGACCGACGTGAGCGCGCCCGGGCCGGCGGCCGCCTTTTGCGAAAAGCGCCGGCACATCCCGTATTGCACGCGGTAGTTCTGGGTATCGTCGCCAACGTCGAAGGTATGGGCCTCTTGCGAGTTGGCGCCCGTCATCGACGGGTTGGCAAGCCATGTCTTATCGGCGCCGGCGCCGGTGCCGGTCAACCCGCCTTTGAGCTGCGTAGCGAACAGGACCATATCGTCGAAGGTCGCGTCTTGGCGCACCTTTAGCGACACGTCTTCGGCTTGCTGCGTAACCCGCGCGACGACCGAGCGCCGGCCGCGGTTTTCGTTTTCGTGGAACGCGAGCGACGGGTCGACCGCCAAAACGCCGGTGGCGTCGCCGAGCAACTTGCGCGTCGGCGCGATCGGCGTTCCGCGCACGGTTTCCTTGGCGTGATTGAGATACGTGAAGTCCTGAATCCCGGGCATCCGGCTACCTCCCGTCCATGTCGGTTGCGATGTCTTCGGCGAGGCGGTCGGCGGTCCGTTGCGCGCTTCGGTCGATGTCGCCGGTCGCGTCGTCTAGCCCTTGCTCGACAAAGGGATCGGCCCGCGTGCCCGGGTGATGGACGCGCGCGAGGAAGCGATGGCGAACGTTCCCGCCTAGGTGCAACGCGCGGGCCCGGATGGGGCGGATGACGTGCGGCTCGGTGCCGCCCGCGACAAAGCGCGCGACGGGCCCGCCGGCCCGAACGTCAACCTCGTGGCGGATGCCCTCGCCGGTCTTGGTCACGTCGATTTGGCGGACCATCCGACCGGTCACGCGGTGGCGGCTCGCCCGGCTACGGACGGCTTCGGCGGCCGCGTCGCCCGACGTATCGAGCAAGTCCGCGGCCGCATCCCCGGCCAGCTCGTCAAAGTCATCGAGCGCGGCGGATGCCGCCCGCAGCTCGGAAACGTCAACGTCGAAGGTCACGACGCGGCCCACCCTTCCGAATGGGTCACGTCAACCATTAGCTCGATGCCGTCGTACCGCTCATCGGCAAAGCCGATGACGCCCAACCTCCATTCGGCGACCTTGGCCCGGTCAACCGTGCCCGAAAGCGAGGTCGCCGCCTTGCATCGCTGCACGAGCACGGTTAGCCATTTGCGCAAGCGGGCCTCGGTCCGTCCCTCGTCGGACGCGAGCACGAGATAGAAGCGCACCCGGAAACGGCTAACGCCGATCCGCGTTCCGCCGCCTTGGGTTGGGAACGTGCCGGATTCGGTGAAGACGAGCACCGCCGGCAACGGCAGCATCGCGTTCGGGATATTCGCGGTCGCCGAGCCAACCCGAACGTCGGCCTCGCCACCGGGCGCCGCCGGCGTCGTCACGCCGTTTGCGAACCGAAGCGCGAGCGCCGTTGCGATCGCGTCGTAATCGGGCGCCGGCATTAGGCAATCCCGAAGATGCCGCGATAGCGCGCGACCGTCCGCGCGGCCGGGCTGCCCGGGCTAAAGAAGGTGGCCCATGGGAAGACCGCGTAACCCTCGGCGCCAAGCGTCGAGCTCGACGGCTTGCCGCGTGTTTGGTACGCGGAAACGACCGCATCGACCGCGAGTTGCTTGATGGCCGGCGGCACGGTCGCAAACCCCCAATCGCCGGTCACGCGAACGCCGTTGATGGCGGTGCGAAGCTGCGGCACCAATCCGCCTAGCCAAATCTCGGTTGCCGGCCAACCAACCCGCCGATCGATCGCGGTTGGCCGCAAGAGCACCGAACCGGTAAACGTCGTGTAGGTGCCGCCGGTATCGGGCTGATCGCCGGTCGCGATTTCGACCATGGATACGGCGCGAACGCCGATCCGAACCGCGATGACCGATCCGTAGGTGCTATCGAGCGTGTACGTCGTCGCCGCAACCGGCACGAGCTTTCGCCCGGTGGCGTCTTCGATCCAATCGGACACGCCATCGATAAGGTCCGAAATCAACGCGTCGTCATTGGCGTCCGCGATCGGGATTCGGGCCTTCACATCGGCCGTCGTGCAAAGCTGATCGCTCATCGGTCAGCGCCGGCCCGGGCTAGTGCCCATGCACCCGAGCCGGCGCCATCCTCCGACCGCCTAGGCGGCGGTCACCTTCAGCGAACCAAGCCGCGTACCCACGACGAGATACGCCCAAATCCCGATGCGGACGGCTTGCGGGCCGACCACCTGATCGTAGGAAAACTGCGCGATCGAGCTTTCGAAGATCACGTAGTCGCTCGGCACGCCGAAAACCCAAACGTTCGCGGTGGACGCCCACGAGAGCGTGCCGAGCGCCGAGAGCAACGGCGCGGTGATGCCGCCGTTGACGTTGACGACGCCATCGGAGTTGACGGCGCCGAGCTGCGGCACGAGCGGGCGCCCGGTGGTATCCGCCTGAGCCAGCAAGGTCGAAAACTGCGCGGCCGGGATAAACGCGCCGGTCGCCGGCGTAAAGCGGGTGCCGTAGTAGTTCACGACGTTCGCGATCGCGCCGGCATACGGCGTCGCCGCGGTGATCGCGACGCCCGCGGATGCGCCGGCTTCGACGGCGGTTTTGATGACGGTCTCGGACGCTTGCGAATACGCCTCCACCAAATCCTGCAAGACCATGGCTTGCGCGGCCGGGTCGGCGCCGTCGATCGCTTGGCGGCTCACGTCGGTAAAGGCGCCGTACATCAACGGCGTTGCGGTAACGGCGGTGGTCGCGAAATCGGTCGAGCTGAGCGCCGCACCTTCGGCCGACTGCACGGCAACCGTCGTCGCGGTGGTCGCCTTCGGGAAGATGCGCGGCCGGGCATCGCTGATCGGGAAGCGCTGGTAGAAGCTCCCCATCGGCCGGCCCTTCAGGATGCGCGGCGTCAACAGCCCGGGGAGGTAATCGTTTGGATAGGCGCCGGGAATCTCCGAGCTGAGCACGTCGCCGGCGCGCGAGACCAAGCCGCCCGCCGCATCCCATGCGGTAGCGCGCTCGATCGAAACCGACACGTCGGCAAGGTGCGCGTAGTGCCGGCGCTGGCGCTCGGCCGCCGCCGAATCGCCGCGGGCCATCGCGAGCCCGTCCGCCAAGAAGCCAAACTCGCTATGGGGTCCGTAGACGGACGGACCACGGACGTTGCGCGCGACCGGCCCGCGGGTGGCAAGGTCCGCGATATCCGAGCGCTCGGCGGCCGCCCGGGCGGCTAGCTCGGCTTCGGCTTCCTGCCGCTCAACGTCAACTTGCGTTGTGACGCGGGTGCGGTTCGGCCGCTTGTCGCCCGCCGGCGCCGGCGTTCCGGCCTCCGGGGGGGTTTCCTCGGCGTCGTCGGCCGGGGGGGTTTCGTTCGGTGGCATTTCGCCTCCCTCGCTATGCGAGGCCCGAACGGCGGTGATCGCGGCGCCCGTATACGCGCCAACCGGAACCACCGTCACCCGTCGAAGGTCGATGGCGGTTCGCTCAACTACGCCGTCGTCCCGGCGACGCTCGGCGACCGGCTGAAACTGAATCGACATGCTGCGGAGCACCCGCGCATCGGCGAGCCCTAGCAGCTCGTCACCCGCGGCAGTCCGGGCCACGAGAAACGCGCCGTAGGCGCCGTCATCGCGGGAATCGATCGCGAGCCCGCGGCCGGCGAGCCGGCTTCCGTCGTGCGAGTTAAAGCCGCGCGGCGGATCGGTGAGGTAGTCGAGCAAGACGCGCTCGGCGTCAATGCCATCGAGCGCGCCGCGGGCGATGGTCTCGCGGTAGCTCGCGGCGCCGGGTGCATCGCGAACGGTCGCAACCTCGCCAAACGGCACGATCCGGCCTTCGATGACGCGCTCGCGCTCACCATCGGCCGCCGCGCGCGCGGTTAGCTCGATGGTCCATTCGCGGGTGAGCACGCCGGCCGGCATGGCTACTGGCCGCCGCCCGGGTTGAGCATCGGCCCGCCGAGCTTCGGCAGCTCATCGGCGTTGGCGGCGTCAACGGCGTCGGCAACGTCTTTCTGCCGGGCTAGCTCGGCGTCGTGCGCTTCCTTCGATTTCTTGTCGCGATCGGTCGCCGGTTCGGCCGGCGGCGCCGGCGTTACGGCGTCGTTAAGCGCCGCAAGCTCGGCGTCGGCCTCGCTCGGCTTGGTCTTCGACGGATCGGCCATGGCCTAACCTCCCTGCGGCGCAACCTGATCGGCCGCGCTTCCTACCGCGCTCGCAACGTCGAGCCGGGTTGACGTGCTCGTGCTTTCCGTCGTGCTCGTGTTGGTGCTCGCGTTAATGGCCGTGGTCATCGCGAGCATTTGGGCCCGCTGCGCGGCGGTCAGCGGCGCCTTACCGAAGCCGTCGAAGCGGGCCTCGTCTTCGGTCAAAATCCGCGCCGTGACCAAGTGCGCGTAGGCCGGCGCGCGGGATTTGAGGTCGCCTTGCAGGAAGCGCGACGGATCGAGCGTCATCCGCCGGCCGTCGATGTAGTCGCCCGGTAGCAGCTCGCTAATCGCGTCTTCGACCGGGCCCGCGTAGCCGCGGAGGCAATAGCGCCAAACGTCGATCGCGTCGTTTTCGACGTTGGAATAGGTCTCGGAGTCGCCCGCCGGCGCGTTGAGAATCCGCGTCGGGATGCCGAAGTACCGGCCGATTTCGGCCGCGATTTCGCGCCGGGCATCGGTCGCCGATTCGCTCGTCGGATCGGCGCCCCACGGTTTCGCCTCGCCGCCCTTGCCGAGCACCAACGGGTAATCGGACCCCATCGAGCGCCGATCGCGAACGCGCTTGGCGATGGCCTCGGCTTCCGGGTTGGTGATTTCCTGATCACCCGAAATCACCATCGTCGTCGGCCCGCCGGCGGCCCAATAGCGCTGCATGTGGGTATCGGCCGCGAGGTACGCGGAAAACTGGTAGCGGGCGATATCGAGCAAGCCTTCGGCGATGTCCGAAAGCGCGAACGGCAACGGCGCGCGCTCGATGATGGTTAGCTCGGACGCGTCAACCCGAAGCCCGGCGACGTTGTACGCGGTCGGGAACGTGAGGCCCCACGGGTCATAGCTCACCGGCTGCACGAGCTGCGGCGGTAGCGGCAGCAGCGACCACGGCTTGCCGCGCGAGTCATAGCCGCCGGTGTGCAAGCAATAGACGCGCGAGAAAAGCGCTTCGGTCGCGACTACGCGCCATGTCCACCAACGGCGCGTCTTCAGCGCTAGCGGCCGCTTGGACAACCGCGACAGGTCAACCCGTTGGTCGCCGCTCCATTCCTGCCACGGCATGTCCGCGATCGTGTCGGCAATGAGCGTGACCGCCCGCCAAACCGGCGAGAGCGACAGGACGCCGCGCGCGTCGGCAAACGGGACGGTCGTAACGGCGTTGATGGTGGGTTGGAGATTCGCTTGCGCCCCGCCGGCGGCTCGACCAAAAAGCCGATCGAATAAACCCACGGCGCGCATTTTGCGCGCTTATAGCCGGCGTTACAACGGCATATCGGGTTAACCCGGGAATATTTGGATCGGGATTTTCCGAGCCTCGGGCGCAATCGCCGCCCAAGCCGCCCAAGCGCCGGCCCGGATCGCATCGACATCGCCCGAGCTTTCGACTACCGACACGTACCAATCCGAGCCATCGAGCGGGTGGTTTGGCCGGGCAACCCGCACTTGCTGCGCCATCAACGGGTCTTCCTCGTGGGTCAACCGGCCGCCGACCAACTCCGACCGCCAAAGCTCGGACGCCGCCCGGATTTGCCGCCCGGTCAACGCGATCGCTTCGACGCGCGCTTGCTCGGCGGCGCCCTTGACGTGCTCGCCGGCCGCGGACGCGCCCGAGTAGGCGATTCGGTCCGGGCGCCATGCCCGGGCGAGCCGGACGATCAAGTCGAATAGCTCGTTTGGCGAGACCGAGCCGGCGCCCACCCTCGCCGCGTCTAGCTCGCCGGCGACGCCGATCCATGCGCCGACGTCGGACTCGATCGCGACCACGACGGTTGCCCGGCGCCAGCTCGGGACCACATCGACACCAAGCGCGATTTGGCCGATGGATGCCGCCGGCTGCGGCGCATTTCTTGCGCGCCAAACCCCCGGTGGTAGCAGCTCGTCAACGCCCTCGCTCCAAAGGTTGAGCGTTTCCTCCCGGTACTTGACCGCCGTTAGCGAGCCGATCGAATCGGCGACCGGCTGATACGGCACCCGGCCTTCGGCGACCGCCGGGTTGGCTTGGAGGATCGCAAGCCGGCTATCGGGCGGTAGCTCGTCATCGGCCGCGTACCACGTCATCCCGAAGCCGCGCGCCGGTTCGGTGCCGTCGATGATCCGCAAGCCGCGCTCCCACCAATCGCGGAGCAAGACGCTTCGATCGTCGCCGGCCGACGAAATCGCCAAGATCAGCGGTTGCGGCCGGGCCCGGGTCGTCGGTTCGAGCGCGGCCCAAACGTCGTAGTTCCGTTGGGTTCGGACTTCATCGAATAGCCCGAGGTCAACCGATAGCGACCGGATCGCGTTTGGTGCCTCGCGGCTCGCTACGTCGTACTCGCGGTGCCACCCGTAGAGGTCCGATCGGATGCCGAGATACGTTGTCAGGTTGAGCCCGGTTCGCATCCGGGCCCGCACCGGGCGGAGGTCATCGAGCACGGCTTTATACGGAATCCGCGCTTGGGCCTTGTCATAGGCCAACCCAAGGATCGTTTGCCATGGCGGGCCGATATCCATGGTGAGCGCCCACCCGATTACCGACCGAATCCCAACGGTCTTCCCGTTTTGCCGGCCGGCGCTGATGAGGTAATGGCGATGCACGAGCGCGCCGGCGGCATCGACCGCGAGCGCTCGGTTGATGGCCCGGCGTTGCCAGAGGTCGAGCCGCATCCGAAGCACGTCGGCGGCGTAGCGGGCCACCAACGGGCCCCACGAGCCCACGACGCCGGGCGGCATCGGCGTTTGCCACCGCGGCGGTGGCAGCCGGCGCACTAGCCGAAATCGGCTCGGCGCGTCCTAGGTGGGCCACCCTCCCGCGGCGCTTCGGGCGCCGGCGCGTCAACCTCCGTTCCTAGCTCGCGGCCGAGCTTGATTGCCAAGTCCCAAATCCGGATGCGCTCCGCGATCGGTAGCGAGCGCTCATCGGGTGCGCCATCCATTCGAAGCTGCCCGGTCTCGCGCGGCGCCAAGAGCAAGAGGCACCCGCGGAGGTCGCGACGCATCGCATCGCGGTACTCATCGAGCAACGACGCGGTAGCCGGTGACGGCGCCGCACGGCGCCGGTGCGGCCGGCCTTGGTCCTGCGCTCGCCCGCCCGGTACTTGCGTCATCACGCAAGTAATCGTAACGGGCACCGTTCTACGCGCAGCGAAGCGAAGCTCCGCCGCCACCCGGGCGCCAGAAAAAACGACCGGATGCGCGCGCGGTCGATCAATCGCGTTCGATCGGTCGGGCGATTCGCGCTCGCATCGCTTCGGGTTGGTTCGCTCGCGCGTTGCAACGCCAATGCTCGATGCGAAGGTTGCTCAACGCATCGGTACCACCGGCCGCCACCGCAACGATGTGGCCCACGGTTGGGCCCATGGGGTTGCGTGACGATAGGCCGGTATCAACAGGCCGGCCACATCGACCGCACGCGATCATTCGCGATCCGTTGCGTTCGATGAGCAATCGCATCGCTACGTTGCTCGCGCTTCCGCTTGCATGGATGCGACTTTGGTACTTGTCGCTCGCGACCACGCGTCTAGTCATCGTCGGTCTCGGTTGGCGCTCGGTGCGCGTCAATCCAAACATCGCCAGTGATCCGTACGTCGAAGCCAAGCTCGGACAGCTCATCCACCAGCGCGGCCGCATGGCGCAATAGCTCGGCAACGTCGTTCGGTTCGTCGCGACGGATGGCGACGCGCACGGTGGTTGGTTGGCGCTCGATCATTTCATCCACCGATGACGCGACCAATCCGCGTAGATATGGGCCAATAGCGCGATCGCGAGTAGCAGGATCGCGAGCGATTGCAGAAGGTCGGTCATGGCTCGTCTTTCGTCATGGCTTCGACGTCGCCGCGAACCCACGGCGCGAGCGCGATAGCCTCGGGTGGCGCGATCGCGAACGCGCACGGCATACAGAGGAAGCGAAGCGGCTTGGTCGCGATGTAGGACTCGGCCCGCTTCGAAACCCAAACCGGTTGGCCGCACGTATCGCAAAGCCGAAGGAAGCTCGGCACGACCGGTTCACCGGCCATCGCCGGTAACGCAATGAGGGTTGGTACCTCGTCGGGCGGTCGCTTGCGCTTGGCCTTTTTGCTCATCGGCGGGAACCAAAGGTCATGACCCGCCAACCGCCGGCCCAATGGTGGCGCTCGATCATGTAATCGCGAGCGGCCTTGCCGTCATTGACCCGCCGCCCGTATTCGAGCCCGTCGAGCACTTCGTCTTTGGTCGCCGGGTCTTCGATGCACTGGCGGCATACGAACGTCGTTTCGGTCCGTGGATGCCGGCCGCATCGGACGCATGGCCGAAGCTGATGAATCGTCGCGATCTTTGACAACGGCGTTGGCATGGCGCTACCTCCCGAGACTGGGACGGGCCCGGCGTTGGGGGGTCGCGCCGAGCCCGCCATGGTCAAGATGCGGGCGGGCCCGGTTGGACGGGGAGGGATAGTCCGCGCAACCAACCGGGCCCATGGAGCGGCTATAGCTCGTCATCGAGCCCGTAGCCGCGTAGCAAGAGCGATTCGGACAGCGACGACGCCGGGTCAAGACGCTCCGCGTTAGTAGGCTCGGCATCGGCCGCGCTTGGGTTGGCGGGCCTCCCCGAGCCTACATAGCGTGTCGAATCGCGCGTTTGGGCTACCGGGTGCCGCGATGGGCTACGCGCGCCCGGGCCGATTGCCGGCTTGGCGTTTTTGTCCACGAAATGCGACCGCTTATCCACCGGCTATCCACCATCCCCGGATTCGGCCTTGCGCTGCGCGTCAAGGTAAGCATCGAGCGATGCCAGCTCATAGACCGCGGCGGCGCCGATGTGATAGCCCACGATCCGACCGGCCTTGCGCAACCGTTGGAGGGTCCAGCGCGACACGCCGAGATATCGCATGGCTTCGGCGCTCGTGAGCGTCCGCGGGCGAATAGGGTCGATGCGATCGGCCATACGGAATCCCCCGGTGGGCTGCGGATTGGGGTTCAGGTGGGATTCAGCTTGGGCTATTCGCGGTTTAGCACCGCGTTATCGGCCCGTCTACCGGATGCACCGCCTAGCACCTTGACGCACCGAGATTTGGGCTATTATCAGGTGGTCTCGCAGCCGCAAAGGGGCCTCGCAATGCCGAACCGCCATCCAACCCAACCCGCCCGCCGGACGCGTCCGCTCGGGCCTCTCAACGCGCGCGGTGCTCGCGATGTCCTGCCGCCCGGCATGGACTTGATGCGCGACGGTCGCATCCGCCACCGCTACACCGTCAACGGACAGCGCCGGACGATCTACGGATGGTCCGTCGATGAGGTCAACGCCAAGCGCTATGCGCCGGCGCCCAAGCTGCCCGGCGTCATCGACGCGCAAACCACCCTCGCCGAGTACCTAGAGCTATGGGCAGCCGGCCTCGCGATCCGGCCCAACTCGAAAGCCGAGCACGTGCGCAACGTGCAACGGCGGCTTATCCCGCTATTCGGCACCGACGTACTGCTAACCCAAGTCAACCGGCCGATGGTCGCCGCCAAGCTCGCCGAGCTGCGCGACGATGGCCGCACCCGCGACGGCAAGCCGCTCGCACCGCGAACGGTCGCGATCATTTACGGCACCCTCCGGGCGGCCTTGCAAAAAGCGGCCGATGACATGCTCATCCCGGCCAACCCGGCGAGCCGCCAAAACCCCAACGGCACGACCGGCAAGGCCGCCCGATCGGCTGAGGTCGGGCTAGAGCTGAGCATCCCGACCGCGTTCGAGCTGCGCCGCGTGCGCAAAGCCGTCGAAGGCCACCCGTGGGCAGACCTTTTGGAGTTCGCCGCCGCCACCGGCGTTCGGCAATCCGAGTTGCTCGGGTTGACGTGGCCCGACGTCGATACCTCGCTACATCGCGTCCGCATCCGGCGCCGGCTGCAACGCAACGGCCGCACCTTGGACGATCCCAAAAACCGCACGTCGTCGCGGATGCTCGCGTTTTCGGATCGGATCGCGGCGCAGCTCGTGGCCCGCAAGCGCGCGCAAGAGCTGCAAGAGCTGATCGCGGGCGACCTTTGGAGCAACCCGGACAACCTCGTCTTTACGGACGGCTTCGGTCGCCCGCTGCATGGCTCGTCGGTAACGCACTGGTACCAAGACAACCTCGCCAAGCTCGGGATGCCGCGCTATCGCTGGCACGACCTACGGCACTTTTTCGCTAGCGAGCTGATCGCCCGCGGCGTGCCGATCGAAACCGTTTCCAAGCTGCTCGGCCATGCCGACGTGACGATTACGAGCAAGACCTACCATCACTTGCTACCGGCCACCGGCGTCGAAGCGGTCGCCGTCATCGAAAGCGCGCTCGCATGAGCCCGAGCCCATCGACCGCCCATGCCTTTGTGCCGTCCGGCCGGCGCGAGCTGCGACCGGGCCCGCGCGGGCCGGCGTCGTGGGAGGTTTGCGCGCGGTGCGGTCGCGACGCTCGCGGCCACCGCCGGCGTAGCCCGCGCGAGCGTGGCGGCGTCCCGGTCGCCCACCCGTCGAACGTCCAAACTCCGGTGCCGAAGCTACGGCACCGCAAGGCGCCGGCCGGCGGGTCGGCGCCGTTGGCGCTCCGCCCGGGCGACTATCACGATTTCGTACCGGGCGAGGCTTTCGTAGACGCCGCCGGCCATAACCGGGTGCGGTGCTACCTCTGCGGCAAGCCCGCCAATGCGCCCTCGCACCGCTCGCCCGAGCGCATGGCGGCCGCCACGGCGGCGATGCGTGCCGGCCGGCATAGGCCAAAAAAGCCGACGTTGCTTCCCGCGATCGTCCACGTCGCGCCGGCGCCAGTAGCCCAACCCGTAGCCCAACCGATACAGGCGCCGCCCGATTGGAAGCTGTACCTACTCCGCCATGCCGTCGAGCTAGCCCTAGACGCCGGCATCGATGACGACGCGGTAGCCCTCCGCGCGCGCGAGCTGCAACGCGCCCTCCGATCGCGGTTCTATGGCACCCGAACGCCCGAGCCCAAGGGCGCGACGCCCAAGATCGTTGCCAAGCCGCTAACCGAACCGCGGCAAACGGTCATCACGTCGGATGAGGCCCGCCGGGTCGCAAAGACGTTCCGCGGCGACAAGCAACGCGCCCTATTCCTACGGGCGGTCGATGCCGGTTGGCGGTTCGATCGAACCGGTACCGGTCACGTTCGGTTGCTCGGGCCCGAAGGGCAAACCCTGATCGTGTCTACCACGGCAATCGCCGATCGCGGCCATGGCTACCGCAACTTGCGCGCGGACGCCAAGCGCAAAGGTCTTGACGTGGAGGGTTTGTAGCTCGCGGCGCCGGGCCGACCGCCGGGCCTCGCAACCGCGGGATAAGCCCAAGCGCGGCGAGCTTGACGCATTGTGTCACAGTGACAAACGGCCGGTCGATTGGGCTACGATTGGGCTAGAGCCGCCGGGTTGGAGTCGGATGCTTGACTCCCCGGCGGCTATTTCGTGCTTGGAAATGGTCGGGGCGGCCGGATTCGAACCGACGACCACCAGTCCCCCAGACAGAAAAAAGGCGGTGCCGGGGGGTGCTCCACGCTCGGCCGGCGGTGCTAGCGGGTGCCGTTTCGGGCTATTTGGGTGGGCTATTGGGCTACGGATTGGGCTACGGTTTCACCGGCCCGGACTAGTGCGCGGGAGCGTCCGCGTACCAATCCTCCCAAGCCGAGCAATCGCCCGCCGGCGCCGGGAACGCTCGCGTATTGGTGAGCGCCGGCCGGCGGATATAGCGAGCGACGCCGGCGACGCGCTCGGGCGGATCGCCGGTCAACCCGACGATGAGGCACCACGCCGGGTCGCGCGTCGCGCCGTCATCGAGCGTCGGCGTTCCCAACCATTCGACCGTGCCGGCGCCCGTCGTGCCGACTTGCTTTCCGCCCGGTGACTCGAAATACGGCGTGCCGGCGGCAACGTCGCCGATGACGCGGCCCGTTCCAACGATGATCGATCGCATGTCTTCCTCCGCCGGTTCTTCGAAGAAGGGTCGGAACGCCGTCGTATGGTCGCGTTGCTCGGCGTCGCGGTACCACGAGATATGCGTATGCGTTAGATGGCTCGTGTCGGCCTCGCCGCCCCGCGGGACGGACGCAAAGCCGCGCTCGCGATCCCACCGCAAGACTTGCGCCCCGTCCGGGCTATAGATGATTTCGCGCATATCCGACGTGCCCGGCTTGTTGTGCCGGGCCTCATCGACAAGCCATTTCGAAAACTGCCGTAGCCCGGCGTAGGTGCCATTGAGCCGGCCAAGATCGATCGCGCTCGCCGCGTTGGTGAGCCCGGCCCGGTCGCGCGCGGTTTGCGTCGAATAGGCGCCCGTCGCGAGCTGATCTTTTCCTAGGTGGTAGCTCGTGCCCTTGGCGACGTGCGACACGTCGCCCACGATTCCGAGGTTGATGCCGCCGTGCGTCGTCCAATACGCGGCGAGCTTGGCGAGGGTCGGCGGTGCGTAGGTCATAGCAACTCCGCGATCGCGAGCGCTCCGACTGCCGCCGGCAACGCGGGAAACCCGCGGATCGGATCGGCCATCGCTACCACCACGAGCACCAGCGCCACGACGGCAAGTAGCTTTCGGATCGTCTCGCGCTCCATGGCTAGAAGGGCGCTTCGTAGAAGCTGATAACGCA